TGTAACAAGGCCAAAGCACTTGTTAAAAATCTTGGCCTTGAATACGAAGAAAAGAAACTAGAATCTTTTGATTCTCCTCAAGCAATGTTAGAAGACATTGGTAAGAATGTAAGGCAAATGCCTCAAATTAAGATTGATGGAGAGTTGATTGGTGGTTACAATCAGTTAGTAGAATACTTTAATGAAAAAGGTAAAGTAAACTTCAAAGGAGAGATAATTGAGTGACAATAACATTATACTATTTCCGACAGACAGAATTAAAGACAAAGAAAAAGTCCAACATCCTGTTGACCCAAAGGAACACAATCGTTTAGTCGAAGAACAGACTAAAGAATTTGTAGAAGGAAATGTTGATGATATTGCATATCAATTACTAGATAAGTTTGTAGCTATGGGTATTAGAACTAATCAACTGGCATTTACGGCTGACTTGGCACTTGTAATAGACGCAATCAGAGGTTTGGTTTACCGTGATTTTAACAAACCACACCCAGCACAAAAACTAACAGACATGATGGTAACTTTAAACACAAAGGGTAAAAACAAATCTGCTAGACTTGATTACTCAAAAGTGATAGATGTAAAACATAGACCACATAAACCATTGTCAAGAGATATAGAGGACGAAGTTAGAGATTTATCAGATATGGCTGATATACATTTTACACCTGACTTTGAACCAGACAATGACAAATAAGAATTCGCCTGTCAAACTACTAAAGTACGCTTTGCCTGGCAATTGTTGGAGAACATTAAACTCAACACAGAAAGGAGTTTAAACACTTATGTTTAAATTTTTATTTAATATGTCAAAGGAGACAAATAACATGGCAAGAGCTAAACTATCAAAAACTGAAAAGGTAAGAAACCTTTTCTCAAAAGGCAATACTGTAACTTGGAAATCTCTAAGAAACACATTTGACCTTAAATCACCAGCTGCAATGGTTGGTAAATTAAGAAACGAAGGTATGATGATTTATGAAAATAGAACATCTGCTGGAGTATCTTACAGAGTAGGAACACCATCAAAAGCTGTTATCGCAGCTGGTCAAACTGCTTTATTCGGTACACAAGGTTACGCTAACGCATAATCTTACCAAAATTGAGGGTAGGCGCTTCGGCGCCTGCCTTTTTTGATGTATAAATAATACTGTCGAATATATATTTAAACTGAAGGAGAAATTATGGCCGAACAAGCAAGACACCCACATCTAATGAATCCAGCTTCAATGAAAAGCAATCAAGGTACGGCTGGTATGGGACAGACAGTAGAACTTATGTCTGAAATTCTAAAAAAAGTTAATAACGCAAAAGACAAACCTAAAAAAATTCAAGTATTGCGAGACCACGCAACAGCACCTCTAAAACAGGTACTAAAGGGTGCATTTGACCCTAGTATTGAATGGGATTTACCAGCAGGTGACCCACCATTTATGGCAAACGAAGCTCCAATCGGAACTGAACATGGTCTATTAAGAAACGAAGCAAAAAGATTATGGCATTTTGTAAAAGGCGCCGATAATGCTACCAACAAAGTACAAAAAGAAAAAATGTTTATTCAAATGTTAGAGGGTCTTCATCAAGACGAAGCACATCTTTTATTAGGAATGAAGAATAAATCTTTGAACAAGATGTATAAAGGTCTTACCGAATCAGTTGTCAAAGAGGCATTTGGTTGGAATGACAAATTTGTACGACCGGAGTAGTGACAAAACTGTCGCAGCCATCAAAAAAAGCACAAAAAGACTAAAAAAAGCGCCAAATATAGTAAAAAAGTGCTTGACTCAAGGTCATTTTTAATGTATAATGTATCCATAAATAATGAGAAAGGATATATTATGAAAAAACTTATATTAATACTTGCTGTTTTGTGGTTAGGTTTAAATGCCTTTGCAAAAACAGTACAAGCAGATGACTACAACACAGCTGTTGTTGCTCATGTTATAAAAGAAAATATAAGTGGTGATGGTGTTGACATGTCAGTATTAGAGGCAGAGATGGCCAAACTTGCATATCAATTTTCTTTAGAGATGACAACTGTTATTGAAAAACATTTGCCGACTATACTAGAAAGTATTGCTAAAGAATTGAGAATGAAAGCAGATGAGATGTACAAGAAGGAAATAAGTGGCTAAAAAACCTACTAGTAAAAAGACAAAGTACGATATTCCAGAGATACCGTTTACATACGATTTCTATTTGGTGTATTGGGAGGATATTCAATCAGACGCTGGTTGGAAATCATTAAAAGAAATTCAAAAAATGAAACCTGCTATTTGTGTATCGACCGGTTGGTTGGTAAAAGAAGATAGAATGGTTCATGTTTTGATGAGCGACTACAATTATGATGACAATAACGAACTTGGTGATGGTGGTAACACAACAGTTATACCAACTAAGAATGTTATTAGAAAATTCAAAATTGCAGATTTATAAACTTGAAACGGAGAAACCTATATTATGGCACAAACTAAAACTAAATCAAAAGAACTCGACCACTATCTCAAATCAGTAATTAGTGGCGTCCCTAAAAAACTAGACCACTTTCTTAGTGGTTCTGAAAAGGCAATGACCTATTACACAGGTAATTGGTCAACAGATGTTGCTAATAACTTTACAGAAAAACAATCTGAAAAGATATTTAAAACATTATCGAAATACATTGACCGTCAAGATGTTCAATTCTTTCAAAAGAAAAATAAAAACATAGAGATTGGTACATGGTCAGAGTATGGCGAAAATGAACCAGAATCTATATCAAGTTATGATTACATTATTGTCAAGAGGGCATAATGCGAGAAAAAATCAAAACTATATTTCAAACCTTAATGGCCGTTACGGTCATTTTGGTTTTTAGTGGTGTATATTATACTATATCAGCAGAAAATGAGGAGGCGACGGCTGCCAAACTTGAAAGTGAAATAGAGGAAGTGGTAGAAACCCTAGAGGCAATCACCACACATAAATTACCAGATTTTGAAAGAGCAAACAATCAAACATTTATTAATAGTGTTGGTGCTTGTGTAAACTATATTTACAATACAACAACAGATGTAACACCTGTAATCTATGAAGTATTATTGGCTCAGGCGGCTTTAGAAAGTGGTTGGGGTAATAGTAGATTTTCACTAGAGGGTAAAAATCTGTTTGGTATTCGTACATATGATTTAAGAGAACCACATATGTTACCTAGTAATAATCCTAAAAAATGGGGTGTTAGAGTCTATATGCACGAATGTGATAGTGTACAACATTATATGGATATACTAAATAGTGGTAGTGCTTACGAAAAGTACAGAGAATTAAGAGATAACGGTATAGAAGATTCATTATTATATGTTGAAACACTTGGTGCTTATGCAGCTGATAAAAAATACTTTCCAAAGTTAAGAAGTATTATCAAAAAATTAAGAACTGAATACGACATACCACAATTAAACTAGGACTAATATGCTAACAATTATAATCGTATTTTTAAGTGCCATATCTATATCTGTAATAGCCGCTGGTTATTCTATTGCTGGATTAACGGCCTTATTCGCAGGTGCAGTTGTACCTATTATTGCTATGGGTAGTGCTTTAGAAGTTGGTAAACTTGTAGCCGCCTCATGGTTATATAACAACTGGCGCAATAAACTTGTACCACAAACTATAAAAGCATACTTGACATTTGCTGTTATAGTATTAATCTTTATCACATCTATGGGTATCTTTGGTTTCTTATCAAAGGCACACCTAGACCAAGTACAACCTACATCTAGTAACAATATTAAAATAGAATTAATTGATAATCAAATTAAACAACAAAATTTAATTATTGAGAGAGCAAACAAAACATTAACATTATTAGATAGTACACTTGAAACATATATTGGTATGGAATATGTAACAAGAGGTCTAAAAGAAAGAGAAAAACAAAAGCCTGAAAGGGACACTTTGACGCTTGCCATTAACGAGGCAAGTGATAAGATTGCAGAATTATCAGACCAAAAAGGTTCATTACAGTTAGAACAAGATAAGATAGAAGCTGAAGTAGGACCAATTAAATATATTGCAGAATTAATATATGGTGAGCAAGCACAAGATTATTTTGATAAGGCTGTTAGGTGGGTAATTATAGTATTGATATTTGTATTTGACCCATTGGCAGTATTGTTATTGATAGCGGCTAATATCTCACTAAGGAGTAGAAAACTTGACAAAGAAGAAGCCGAAAACAAAGTCCAAAAAGATTACCAAAAAGAAGCTTCTAACGCAAAAGTTAGAGCGAAAAGAGTCAGAGATAGAGAAAAAGTTTATAAAGATATTCTTAAAAAAATAGGTACTGGCGAACTAAAGAGTAAAGACTATGATAAAATGAAGAAATTAGGTCTAAATCCAGATGAAATTCGTATAAAACTTAATCAAATAATGGATTTATCGTAAACAGGTGGTTGCCAAAGAGAGTAAAATGGTATATAATGTAGTTATGATTAGTGAGAAATTAAAAGATAAGCGAATCAAAAATGCCGAAACGGCATGTAGAAACGCAAGAACAGATTGGGCTAAGGATTACTGGTACAATGTGTTCTCTAAATTATGTAAAATGTATAACCGTGAAGATTACTTTAGGAGGGCAATTAACTAATGAATGTATTTTACCTAGACCATGACCCAAAAGTGGCAGCTGAAATGTCATGTGACAAACATGTATGTAAAATGATTATTGAGTCTGCTCAAATGTTATCAACTGCTCACCGTATTCTTGACGGTACAGAATATTATGGTCAAACTAAAAATGGTCGTAAGATTAAAAGATGGTCACATCCTAATTCAAACCTAGAAAATGTATTATACAAAGCAAGTCATGTAAACCACCCTAGTACGAAGTGGGTTATGTCAAGTGCATACCACTATAACTGGTTATACAAACACATGATAGCTTTACACGAACAATGGCAATTGAGATATGGTCATGTTCTTGACCACAAAACTATTCAGTTATTAGGTGACATATTAAAACATCCACCTAAAAATATTCAACTAAATAAGATTGCAACTGAACCTACACCTGCTATGCCTGATTATTGCAAAGTACCTGGTGATTCAGTTGAGTCATATCGTAAATATTATTGTTTAGAAAAAACTAGATTTGCGACATGGAAATCACCTGCTAGTGTGCCAAACTGGTACATAGAGGGTGTGAAATACTACCAAAACACGGCAGAGATATAGGAGTTATAAATGCGTGAAAAAATGATAGAAGCCTTAAAGGCACATGCTCAAGGTCACATTGAAAAACATAAACTTAATGTAGAGGTAATTCTACAAAATGCAGTTGGTATTGGCGAACATGGTGATGTTCTTACTGAAGCAGAAAAAGAATTAAAAGTCATTGCAGAGTATGATGACCAAATAGAAATGTTGAATAAATATTTTACTATTAAAGACCCATTCAAGAGTTAACATGCCAACATACACATTTGAAAACACAAGAACTGGTAAAGTTTGGGACGACATAATGATGATAGCTGAGAAAGAAGCTTATTTAAAGAAGAATAAGCACATAAAACAGTTATTAACACAGATAAATATATCTAGTGGTGTCGTAGGTGTTGGTGCTATGAAGAATGATAATGGTTGGAAAGAAATGCAAAGTAGAATTGCTGAAGCACACCCAGCCTCTGAGTTTGCTAAACAACACGGTAAACGAAGCACTAAAGAAATTAAAACACAGGCAGTTGTAGAGAAACATAGAAAACGACAAGCCGCTCAAAAGAGAAAATAGATATGGCAGACAAAGGTATACCAGATTATTTAAGAGAATATGACTTAGACGCAGATTGGGGTTTTACACCAGTAAGTAAAGCACCTGAATCTACGCCGGCTGTAGATACTTCCGTTATAGAAACGAATAATGTAGAACTAGCTAAAGTCAAATCAGATGTGGGCGATATTAAAAGTATGATGAATGAAATCATGCAAATTGTGGCAGAAAAAGACCAAGTCACACAAACATTATCAGATGAAGAAACTATAAAAAGATTTAAAGAAATAGAAAAACTAATATTACCGTTTCTTTATAATCTTATGAAAAGTGACGAGCCTTATATTCATTGGCCTAATAGAGGTCCGATTATTAAGGCACAAATAGAAAAGCTATTAAAGCTAACAAAAGGAAACTAAACATGCAAGCAAATTATGATAAGTGCCTAGAAACTATTTTACACCACGAAGGTGGTTATGTAAATCATCCAAAGGATCCAGGCGGAGAAACTAATTTAGGTGTAACTAAAAGAGTTTACCTAGAACATGGTGGCACAAAAGACATGAAAGACTTATTAGTCGAAGATGTGGCACCAATTTATAAAAAAGGCTATTGGGATAAAATGAAAGGCGACCAACTACCAAACGGTTTAGACCTTTGCGTTTTTGACTTTGGTGTTAATGCAGGACCAGGCAGAGCAGCCAAGTACCTACAAACAATGATTGGTACAGTTGCAGATGGTGGTATTGGACCAAATACATTAAAAAAATTAGGCGAATATGTTGAAGAACATGGTCTTGAAAAATGTATCGAAGATTATCAAGGTGCAAGACAAGATTATTACGAAAAGTTATCTACATTTGCCACATTTGGTAAAGGTTGGACAAGAAGAGTAGATGAAACTACTGAATTAGCCTTGTCAATGATTAGCTGAGAAACAGAACCGTTTAAGTCGGGTAGAGATTATTTGAATGATTTATACGCCAAAAAAGGCATTTAAGGCTTGCCAACACAGTACATATAGTATATAATGAACACATAGAAATGAAAAAGGAACTGAAATGACTAAAAACTTTGTACAACTAGACGAGAGTAAATTTCCAACAACCAAAGGTAAGAATATTGATGGTTTTAGGTTTTATGCTGTCGAAGATAAACACTTTCCAAGTATTACTACTGTATTAGGTGCTATTCCAAAACCTGGTCTTATCGCTTGGCGTAAGAATGTTGGCGAAGAAGCAGCTAAATGGGAGATGAATAGAGCAGCTCGTAGAGGTTCTGCTACACATACTCTTGTAGAACAATATTTAAAAGGTGAAACACCATCAATTCGTGATGTATTACCATTAGGTATGTTTCGACTATTGAAACCATATCTTGACCAAGTAGATAATATTCATGCATTAGAAAAAATCATGTATAGTAAGAAACTGACCGTTGCAGGTCAAGTTGATTGTATTGCAGAATACAATGGTAAACTATCTGTGATTGATTTCAAAACTGCCAACAAAGAACGAGTTGATAGTTGGAATGAGAATTATTATATTCAATGTACTGCTTATGCAATTATGTATGAAGAGTTATTTGGTACACCAATTGAACAAATTGTAATCCTACAAGCTGGTGAAGACGGTTCTGCTAAGGCATTCGTTAAGAACAAAGCAGACTACATGGGAAAACTTGAAGACGCAATCAAGGGTTTCTATAAATATTACGAAGAGAAGACAGGTAATAAACCAAGCTAGTCACTCTCAAAGGGGACTTACATGAATAAAATCATATCAGGAATAATTATGGGAATGCTATCAACAATAGCAGTAACATTGTTTTCAGTTACAACAGCTGTAGCTGATGACCACTATAATTTTTTCCGTTCACATGCTCCAATTATATGTGGAGATACAAAGACGGTAATGGAGTATGGAAGTGAACAAGGGTGGACACCATTTAGTGTTTCATTCGGTAAAACGAACGGTAAAGAAGATGGTGATATTGCATTTGTAGTTACACATTGGTTGAAACAAGGTACAACTGAACAAATGGTAACAATGCAGGCACCAGATGGTTCAGAGGCTTGTATATTGTATATAAGTTTTGATACAACAATTAATCCAAGTTTTAATTTAAAAGGTTTGGATTTATAAGAATTAGTCGTTGACGACAATTATGGTAGACATGCTGGACGAGGGTGCGATTCCCTCCAGCTCCACCATAAACACATTTACAGAGTGTGCTTATGATGGGGCTGATATAGGTTTCGACAGGTGTTGAGAAAATTGTAAGAGATTAATAGGTGGCAACCTTTCATGCTAATTAAACGCAAACGATAATAACTTTGCATTA